CCACCGGGGTGTTGGCATCTGTGACCATGGCCGGGATGCACCGGATCGACGAGCCTTCCCAGATGAACATCGGCGCCCCCAGCATCTGCTGGAGCACCGTCATGCCCTGCTGGAGACTGGAGCCGATGATGGTCATTTAGGCGGTGAAGTAGGTGCCGGAGATTACGATGCGGCTGGTTGCCTGTAGGTGCCCGGCCAGGCTGGTCGAGTCCCCGTTGTCGTAGTGGTACAGAGCGGCGTAGGATGTGCCGCCGACAGCTTTTCCGATCACTGCGGTCTTGGCTTGGTTGGTGGCATTGTCCAACCAGATGGCCAGGGCAGCGTCGTAGGACACGGGATCCGGCAGACTGATTCGCAAGTCGCCGGTGGCGGATCCGGTCACCGAGTTGACCGTGATGTCCACGGTGAAGGTGGCCACAAAACCGATTGCCGTGTGACGGGCTGTATTGATGGTGAAGCTGTAGGTTCGACCGCCGCCGGAGTCCGTCAGCGTCGGCACCCAGGTCAACGGGGCTACCAGCGGGAGCGCGGCGTAGATCTCGTCGAAGTTGTCGTTTAGCTTCTGGCCGGCGCCCCGGAGCGTGTCCCCGGTGTTGTCGTTGGCGATGGTGCCGATGTTGATGATTTGCTGGGCCATATCAGTTTTTAGGCAGGACGTACCAGCCGGCAGGCAGCGTCACCTTGGACGGCCCCACCAGCTTCTTGTCTTTGTCGAATCCGTACACACTGGCCTTCACCGGCTTGGCCAGCATCACTGGATCACCGGAAGGGACCAGGACCACCTTCGCCACCTGGCAGCCCAGGCAGGTCAGCAATGCGATCAGCCAGATCGCTCTTGAGGGCCTCGGGAGCTTTGCCATGTTGCACATCGGTGGGGGGTGTTTCTCGGAACCAGTCGAGCAGGGCCTTCAGGATCTGGTAGATCCAGTTCACTCGGACTTCTTGATCTCGAGCTTCTCGGTGGCGTCCTTAGCCATGACCAAGCCGATGCCGGCAGAGATGGCAGCAATGGTGGCCGTCGGGTCTACCGAGGTGGTCGGGTCACCGTCGAAGATGGCCTTCAAGGCCCCACCGACTGCGACGAGGATGGCTCCGATACCGGCGAGAGTTGTCTTGGTGTTTTTCATTTCTTGAAGAAGAGCTTGTAGGCGCCGTAGAGCGCACAGATCAGACCAACCACAGCAGTAGCCAGTCGGACCCAATCGGTCAGCACCGGGATGAACGATGCCGCGGTAGCACCAGCAGCGGCTGCAAGTGAGATGATCGGGCCGTTGGTTCCTGCGTGGTTGGTCGCGTCCATTGTGTTACTCAGGCTTGGATTGGGCAGCGTTGACGATGATATCGACCAGCGGCAGAGCGGCCTTCGCGTTGGCGATTCCGCCAGCCTTCACGGCGATGTCGATGAGCTGGAGCAGTTGGTTGGCCTGCTCCTGAGTGAGTTCGATCTTGATCATATCAGGCGGCAGTGTCGGAAACGACTGGCTCCTCCGCAACCAAAACCGGCTCAACCTGAGGCAACATCGGAGGCACGATCATCTCGGGCTGGGGCGGAGGAACCGGCGGTAACCACGGCAGCGGCAGACTCACCACGGGCGGGTTGATCTGGTTTTCGATCTGCGCGGTGACGTTCGCTTCGATGGCGGTCTTATCAACACCGTTCTCGTAGCACCAGCTCAAGACTTGATCCTGCGTCAGATCCTCGTATGGCGTGAACGAACCGCTCGGCGGAGCGAACGAGCATGAGCCGTAGCAAGTTCCGCTGAACGATTCCTGCGAGCCGTTGCAACGCCAGTCGGCGGTGATGACGACATCGGTGAGAGTGCCTTCGACTTTGCGGACGAGAAGGCGTTCGATGATCCAAGAGAGGGTAATCATGGGATATTAGGCGAGGGTCAGGTTGGCAACACGGGTAACACCATCGGAGCCGCGATAAGAGAAGCGGAGGTTGGTGTTGCTGGTGGCGTTGACGGTAAGCTGGCCGTTGGTGGTCAGCGTTGCGGGGGTGTTTGAAGACAACAGAATCAGATTCCCGCTCGCATCGAGGGTCATTGCTGCCGTCGCGAATGTGGTAATCGGATTGTTCGCGGTTCCTGAAGCCGCAACAAACCATTGGTGAACGCCAGTCTGTAAATTGTAGTAAGTAGCTGGTCCGGTTCCCTTGTACTCCCAACGCGCATCGGTGTTGTCGAAGTAAGCGTTGTGGGTAATACCTCCGCTGAAAACGCCTAATCCGCCAGATACAATATCAACAGCTCTTACGCTAGATGTCCACGCACTCGGCGTAACCCCCACGCCGAGGTTTCCGGCGGAGTCGATACGCATCCGCTCGGCAGAATTAACATAAAACACCAGCGGAATACTTGCTCCAGCATAGACCATTGCTGACGAATCAACCGTTCCGCCAATCATGTTGGCACCGTCACCGAAAGCGGCCAGCGTAGATGTACCAGCGGTGTTGCTGACATAAAACGCGGCACTTTGCCCTGATCCACTTCCTCCACGAATGCGAGCGACGCACCCAGTGGAACTGACAACATCCAATTTCTGACCGGGAGACGCCCCCACGCCCAGCCCCGTGGAGTTCAAAGTCATGGCGGTGCCAGCGACTCCGCCGACGTTGGACCAAGTGCAAACACCATCGTTCGCAATCTGGAAGCGATTCGCGGGAGAGCTAAGACCAGTGAAAACTTGGACGTTACCAGAATTATCAGCCCCAAGCGATGCGTAGTTGGTAGCGGAACCGTAATACAGATAAAGGAACTGATTGATCGACATCCTGATGTTTCCGCCAGAAACATGGAGAGTTTCAGCCGGACTCGCCGTCCCAATACCCACCCGATTGTTCGCCGAATCCACCTTCAGCGTCGAGGTATCCACCGTCAGATCGCCGCTGATGGTGGCGCTGGCGAGGGTGGCGGATGGCGAACAAGCGAGGATGTTGTTGATCGAGATTCGCTTGGTATTCCCTGACGCTGGTGGCGTGTCTGACACATCCACAATAGGGATCATGTCATTGGCGGGATCGGCGGCGGTCAACGCCGTCAGTGCTGTAATCTTTGAATCTGCCATATCAGTAAACGGTTAGAATGAATTTTCCGAGGTCTTCTTGTAAAAGGAAACTGGTCCCGTCCTCCAGCACTATGCTGTCGAAGGTTCCAAATGAAATGACGAGCTTGCTCACACCATCCTCTTGAAGAAGGAAGGTCTCGTCCTCTTGCAGAACATCCCTCCGCATGATCGGAGGCTCGGGCATGATCTGGCTTACAGATCGTGTCCTGTTGATTGATGTTCCGAGTGAAATCATTAGGCGCGAGCGTTAAACGCCACCACAGAGCCGCTGGAGATCTGGAAGCCGGTGATGTTGCCCACCAGCGGGAAACCAGCGGGAATCGTCTTGGATGTCCAAGTTCCGGCAATGCGGTGTCCGGTGATCGACGTGAACACCGTCGGCTCAATCGGGATCAAGCCAGACCAAGCGCCGGTCTGCGCTGCGGTAGTGGTGAACAGCTCGAAGCCTTCTCGGCCCATGCTGTACTCGGTTGAAATGTCTGCTTGAACGGCCATTTTGTTTTTCGGTTAGAGGGGGCCCCGGCCGTATTACCGAGGCCCCCGGGTTGTGTGTTATCCTTTGCGAACTTTCGGTGCCAGGGCTCCCTGTATCCACAGGATGAGCTTGCCTCCTTCGGGAACGGTCGCGGTGTTGAAGGCGGTGCGCTGGAGAGACGCGTCGACTTCGGGACCAGCCAGCAATTTCGTTTTGCCGTTCTTGTCCACCGAGATGGTAGTTGCGAGACGCATATCCGTTTGGATTAGGCGGTCACGAGGATCTCGGCCTGGGTGTCGTCGCCGACCGCGGCGCCGAACATGATGTCGTACGACGCCATGTGGCTGCGAGTCGCACGGCTGTACCAGACAGACAACAAGCAGCTCAGGCCGTTGTTGGTGGTGACCGTGCGCTGCTCGACAAACTCGCCGGCGATCATTCCGATCGGAAGGCCAGCGGCGATGGCGATGGCATCAGGGCCGCAAACGAATCCGACCGTGTTGGCGGTCGCGGAGGTCCAGCGGTTGTTTTCGGCGATCACATCGAAGCCGAAACGGCCGTTGTTGAGGGGGCCGTAGCGGCTGTCGGGCATAGCCACGGTGCCGGCGGAGGCAGTGCTTTGGCCGGAGAACTGGATGCGGGCCAAGTGGCCACCGTCCAAGATGAGGTTCTTGCTCCGGTAGTTCTTGGCAAGGGCGAGGATCTGAGGCAGATCGGAGCTGTCGAAGTTGGCCGCGGTGCCGATGATGCCGGCGCCGGCGGCGGGCGTGCCGTAGTTCGCGGAAGTCATCAGCGCGGTCAGCTTGTCGCTGATGCCGTAGGCGAACAGGTCAGCAGAACCAGCAGCCAGGTCAGCCAGGCTGAAGCCCTGGTTGAGCTCCTGCTGAGTCACGGTGAAGTTCTTGGAGATCTGCTGCACAGTCACCTGAACGTTGTCCAAGGTGCTGTCGTTGTTGGTTTCCCAGTTCGTCGGGTTGGTCTGGGCAGCGGTGCCGGTGCTGTACTTCTTGACCTGCACACGGGCCTGAGGGCGGAGGTTGTCGAGGCCGACGTTCCGGGAGAACGCGGAGACCAAGGCCAAACGAGTGGCGGCCACGGTGATCACGGCATCGGCGAGATAGTCGACAACCAAGCTGCCGGCGAACGTGTTGGCGTTCTGGGGAGCGTGAATGGCGCTCTGGCGCAACAGCTCGCTGTGGTTGGAGATCAACCAGGAGCGGCGGTCGGCACCGGCCTGCATCTTCTTGTGAGCCTCAAGCAACGGGTTGCCGAGGTTCTCGATGCGAACCGGGGCGATGGGCTCCGGAGCCGGGGCGGCGGTGATGGTCTTGGCGCTGATGGCAGCGGCAACGGCCTTGGCGACGATGGCGTCGATGTCGAGGGCGGTCGGCGCACTAGGAGCGGCCGCCACCACGGTGTTGGATTCAGTCATGTTGTGTGGTGTCTGCTGTGATGTCGGCGCGGTTGTCGCGCCATCTTCGGAGGCGGAAGTGCCTGCCGTAGAAATTTTATCGTCCGGAGATTCTTCCGGTGTTTCGCCCTCCTCGATTTCGAGCTGGGCATAGAGGGCCTTGAACCAGTCACGGCCGGCGGCGCCGCCCCACAGATTGGCTGACACGTCTGCCGGGCTGTTGGGCTCGGCTTCAAGGAAGCGCTCATTACGCGCCCACCATGCGTTCGCCTTCTGGATCTTGGCCTCGTTAGGGGCTTCACCGGCCACCAAGGCCTCGGCCTCTAAGACGGTCTGCTTCTCAAGGCCATCACCGGCGAGACCTTCGGCATACTGCTCAAGGCCGCGGCGGAGGTTGTTTCGGACGGTCTCCGGGGCGGTCTTGGTGACGGCCCGAGGATGCCAGCAGGCTGCCATGGCGAGCTGCTCGGTCGAGCGTTGAGCCAGTCCAAACTGGATGGCTTCCTGGGCGGTAAACCAAGTTTCAGCCTTCATGGCTGCCCGGATCTGCGAAGTCGGTTTTCCGGTGGCCTTGGCGTAGATCGAAGCCAGAACCTCGGCGTGTTGGTCCAAGGCGTCGGCCATCTTCCGCATATCCTCTGAGGTGCCTGCCACCATTCCGGAGGGGTCGTGAATCATGAACAGAGACGCTTCGGCCATCTCAACCGTATCGCCGGCCAGGGCGATGATTGAAGCAATCGAGGCAGCAATGCCGACCACCCGGGTGGTGACAGGCGCCTGCCGGCC